TAGTCTTCATACGATTGCATCATATCGATTTTAAGAAAATCGTAGACTTCTTTCCACACGCGCGGAAGAGTAGTAAAGTTAGCATGCTCACCATGATCTAGATATTTTCCTATCCAACATCCAATCCAGGTGTTTATATAAACTACTTCAGCTTCTGGATCATGCGCAATAGGAATCCACATATTCAATTGTGAAGGAAGACTTTCTAAAGGCACATGCTTACACTTTAAGTCTGCGACAATATTAGGATGATTCTTATGGGCATAGTCAATTTCAGCTTCTGGAAAATGCCGAATTATATCCCTAACGTACTGTTTATTGATAAAGCAATCACCATTTTGCCAAAAGTTGAAAAAGACTATTCTCTTCATAATTTATCCTGTAATCAATTTAAATGCTGGACATGGTACAATAAACGTACCGCCACCCTTCAAGTACTCTTGTTCGCGCTTTTCGAATTCATCGATAAAGTGCCAAGGTAGAACCAACATGTAGTCGGGCTTTGCAAGCCGCATTTCATCTTCGCTAATGATTGGAATGTTTGTGCCAATAGTCTTCATGCCGAATTTGTATGGGCTACGTTCTGCAATAGCAGTAATGTGTCGGTAATCTAGTCCGAAGTACTGAAGCAAAGTGTTACCCTTAGTGCTTGCACCGTAACCATAAACAGTCTTACCTTCACTGATAGCCTTTTCAATGAATGAAACAACGTCAGTCTTTAGATTATCTAGTCTTGCGCCAAAATCTTTCCATGTATGTGGATCAGAGATATCGTTCTCCATTCTTTCGTATGCGAGAATGCTGTTAACTCTGAAGTTACACACATCACGCAAAGGCGCTGTTGCAAAGCTAGAGACTACTGCAACATCTTTTTGCAGATACACCCTAAAACTTCCACCGTTTGTGTCGTTGAGACTGCAATCGACAACAACAAATCCGTTATCATTGAAGAGTTTGGAAATGCTCTTCAAGTCATAGTAGTAAACGTGTTCGTGGCAGATATTGTCAAACGCTAGTTGCTTCACCATCAATGGTGTGTAGCTCATTTGAAGCACTAGAGTGCCGTTATCGTCAAGAACATTGTACAAATCTTTTACGAATGGAACAGGATCATCCAAGTCGTAGAACATTGCAATGCAAGTGATGATCTTAGCTTTAGCATCGCCATAGCCAGTTTTCTGCCATGCATCATAACTGAAATAGTCCTGAACAACTCTAGTTGCAACTTTAGAGCTTTCTGCATGATAGCTATCGTCGCACGGATCAATACCAAGCTTGACAAGATTATCTGGAACCGCCTTCAATAGAGTGCCGTCATTACATGCAATGTCGAGCCAGATGTCGCCGTCTTTAGTCTTAACTCTTGAAGTGACTTCTGCAACAATGCCTTGCAATTCTTTAGTCATGCTTGCGTTGATGCCGCTGCGGTACCAGTACTGACCCCACATCGTATCTGCGGGTGCAATGCCTTGAAGGCGAACTGCACCTAAATTATTGTCTTGATACAAGTCTAGACTATATTTCTTGCGACCTTCACTGTCACTATCGGCCTCGATAAAGTCACTAACGTAGTGATCGCCAATACTCAAAACTTTTTGATTTACAATCGTGCGCTCAGTAGAACCAGGTTCTCTTTGATAGATTGTTTTGCCTCCATCAGGACTTTCTAATACGCTCATCTTTTATCTCCAATTAAACTTTTCATTTCAACATCACACATTTCAAACACTAAATCTTTGAATGTATACTCTGGTTTCCAGTTCAGCTTCTGTTTCGCTTTGCTGCAATCGCCTAGAATTGTAGGCACTTCAGCATGGCGATAGAAGTCTTTATTTACTTCAATGATCTTTTTGCCAGTCGTCTTATTGATGCCAACTTCTTCTAGATCAGTGCCTTGCCATTCGATTTCGAAGCCAAGATATTTAGCAACATCATCACAGAAGTCCCTAACCGAATGTTCTTCGTCGCTTGAGATTACAAAGTCTTCTGGAGTATCTTGCTGTAGAATTGCCCACATTGCACGGACGTAATCTTTAGCATGCCCCCAATCACGGCGCGCAGCTAAGTTTCCTAATTGCAATACATTTTGCATGCCTAGGTGAGTCTTAAGCATACCTTGAACAATTTTTCTTGTAACGAATTCTGGTCCTCTACGTGGGCTTTCGTGATTGAACAGAATGCCATTACATGCGAACATGTTAAAGCTTTCACGATAGTTCACAGTGATAAAGTATCCATAAGCCTTTGCTACTGCATAAGGACTTCTAGGATAGAATGGTGTGAATTCGTTTTGAGGAGTTTCTCTAACTTTTCCGTAGAGTTCGCTTGTAGATGCTTGATAAAATCTGACTTGCTTTTCAGCATTCAATTTCTTAGCAGCTTCTAATAGCTTTAGAACACCGATTGCATTAACGTCACCAGTGTATGTCGGGCAATCATAACTAACGCTAACGTGACTTTGCGCAGCTAGATTGTAAATTTCATCTGGCTTCACTCGCATCACGATAGCTTCTAAATTTGCAGCATCACTTAAGTCTCCGTAGTGAAGCTTAACTTTATCTTTAACTGATTCAAGGTTGCTAGTGTTCACTCCAGTGCTTGATCTGCGAACAATGCCGTGGACTTCATAGTCTTTTTCAATTAAAAATTCAGCTAGATAACTTCCGTCTTGACCTGTGATGCCAGTAATCAACGCAGTTTTTTGCATATATATCTCCATGTTAATAAAAGTGGTAGGTTATTCTGTTACGAGGAAACCTACCGAAACCCTAAGCAGTGTTTAGGCTGCTAATGCGAACATTTCGTCGTTTGCGTTTACGTTGTTTTGCTTGATTTACGGTCATCGCCTACCGAGCAGCCTCGAAAGATACTTTACAGTCAATCGATTCCAGTTCACCCCCATCAAAAACACAGAAGTCCGTAACGGGGACCTGTCTCTTGTATGTTCGCTAGTTGCGATCTGAAGCCAACATACCGTCTATCTGTGCTTTTGGTGGAGGTGGGGGCTTCGAAGCCCCGTCTTGTCCAGATTTTTCAATCTCGGTTTACTGCCATTAAACGACCCCTGACTAATTTCTCAATCATAGGATCGGATTCTTTTAAATAAAAGTTTACACTTCCATCAATACCGACCAGAGGCCAGTACAATTTGACTGATGTGTTCTAGGCGTTCAATATGTTCAAATGCACGCCACGGACTGGTATCTACAGCCACAACACCATGTCCTTTAATGCCCACAATATCATAGCTGATATTACCCCATCGATCTAGCCCCAAATTTTTATGGCACTCATCAGCCAACTCTTGACTGATTGGAGCCACATCTCCTACATTATGTGCTACTTTGGTATACCGATTCAGTTCTGGAAATAAAGAACTGAGACTGTTTAGGTCAATGCCTGCATGCATTGCAGCCACACAGTATGTAGCATGCACATGCACTACCACACGAACGTCTTTGTGCTGACCCATGTTGCGTTGCAAGCCAAAATGCAAAGGCAGTTCGCCGCTGGGCTTTAGGTTAGCACTAATATCAGTGTACGGCAGTTCTGTCCAACTGTAGCGGCCAACTGGCTGATACATGATACCGATCTTCTTAAATTGATCGGGCTGTAGTGTTTGCTTACGTACTCCAGTAGGAGTGATGTAAAAATGATTACGATCACTGTGGCGAATGCTTACATTGCTGTCTCGGCTAGTGCTCCAATTACGCTTGTAGGACTCTAGCAAAATATCACAAATTGTTTCTAACATCGTTTAATGCCTTTTCTTTATTTGTAGCTTAGTATATATTATACTACTTTCCTACGAACTTTGCAAGTGCTGGTGAAGTCCATCCCTCAGGTTTAAGAATCTTTCCATCTTCTCGCTTGATAACTTTTCCAGTCTCAGGATTGATCTTAGCTAGATTGCTTCGTGCAACTTCATTCCATGCACCATCAACATCATAGCCTTTCATGTAGCAGTAACCTAGGATAACCCAGATCATGTCCATACATGCGTCAAGCTGTTCAACTTCATCATCTGCCGCTTTTGCATCAAGAAATTCCAAAAATTCTTCTTTGATTAAGTTTGTGTAGAGGTGTTGATTCTGAAAACTCTTCTCTTGG